CCTTGTATTAAAATATCCTGAACCTGTTTGTAAAATGGCTCGTGATTGGGATTACAATACAGAAATAGATTATATTGTTCAGAACAAGGCACGAAATGAATTTATAAAAAATTTAACACTATCACTAGACGGTAACACTCTTATACTTTTTCAATTTGTGGAAAAACATGGAAAAGATTTACATAACATTATCAAAAACGATGCAGGTAAGCGTCATGTGTTTTTCGTATTTGGCGGAACTGATGTTGAAATACGGGAGTCTGTTCGTTCAATTACTGAGAAAGAAAACAATGCAATCATTGTTGCTTCTTATGGCACTTTTAGCACTGGTGTTAATATCCGTAACCTTCACAATATTATATTTGCCAGTCCATCCAAATCCCGCATCCGTAATCTTCAGTCAATAGGCCGTGGCCTTAGAATAGGTGATAATAAAACTAAGGCAACTTTATTTGATATCGTTGACGATTTTAGAATAGGCAAATTTGCCAATTTTGTATTGAAACATTTCATTGAGCGTGTTAAAATATACGAAGAAGAAAAATTCACATACAAGTTGTATAACATAGAACTAAAGACAAATGGAAAATAACGATATTAAAATAGTAAGGTTGCATTCAGGTGAAGACATTATGGCAAATTATCATGTTGATAAAGCCAACAATTTAGTTATGTTAGATAAACCAATGCACATAATTTTCAAAAGATTACCTAATGAAAAAACAATATTAATGATGATGCCTTGGTTACCTTTAGAATTAATTAAAGAAAATAATGCATTAATTAATGGTAGTGATATTCTAACTACTATTGAACCAAGAAAAGAATTAATAAGTTATTATCTTCAAGTGTGTTTAAATTCTGATTCTTTAATTGAAGATGAAGAAGTTGGTATGTCTTTATTATCATCTGATGAAGACGAGGAAGAGGAAGAAGATGATGAAGAAATTGAACAGTTGAATGAGGAAGAAGTTTTAGAATTACTCAAAGAGAAGAAAAAGAATAAACTACATTAAGCTATTAATTATTTTTCACCCTCAACACCAAGAGAATAACAGATGTCAATAGACAAGTGTGGCAAATATGAATGAATATGTAAAAGCTTTCCAAAAACAAGGATATGTGTTAGTTAGAAATTTCATTTCAAAAGAAATGGGTAAACACTTATTTGAGTATTTGAAATTATCTGTTGAGGTAAATAAACTAGAAGATGATCCTCAAGTACCAGGTTCAAATGTATTAGGTCATGGAGATTTAGTTTTTGATGCACTTATGAAAACCATGAAATATAAAATGGAATATTGTACGGGGCTTGACTTATTTTCAACTTACAGTTATACTCGTCTTTATAAACCAGGTAATGAATTGAAAAAACACACAGATAGACCTTCATGTGAAATTTCAGTTACCTTAAAATTATCAGATACTGGCTGGTATAATTGGCCAATTTGGATGGTAGCTACTCCATATTATTTGAACGATGGAGATGCAGTTATATATCGAGGTTGTGATTTAGAGCATTGGAGAGAACCTTGTGGTGGTTATGACGAATATGAAATGGGACAAGTTTTTATGCATTATGTGAATAAAAACGGACCTTATACAGAATGGAAATATGATAAGAGGTATGAAATGGAAAATTTTTTTGAAAGTTAATTATGACTAAAAGTAATCATTACATCAATAACGCTGATTTTTTGAAAGCCTTAATAGAATATAAACAAGCCTGTGATGTGGCAAAAAAAGAAGGCAAAGAAGATCCACAAATACCTAATTATATCGGAGAATGTTTTTATAAAATTGCCGATCATTTATCACGCAAACCAAATTTCATATCTTATTCTTTTCGAGATGAAATGGTCGCTGATGGCATTGAAAATTGTTTAATGTATTTTAGAAATTTTAACCCGGCAAAAAGTAATAATCCATTTGCATATTTTACACAAATCATATACTATGCTTTTTTGCGTAGAATCACCAAAGAGAAAAAACAACTATATGTCAAATATAAGGCAACAGAACAATTTGGTATTTTAGATGAAAATGAAATGTTTGAAGATGAAAACGGTAATATGAAACAGTTTCAATTGTACGATAACATTTCAGAGTTCATTTATAACTTTGAAGAAAGTAAACGAAAAAAGAAAGAAGCAAAAATAAAAGGCCTTGAAAATTTTATAGAGGATGTTTAAAATGAATTCAAAAAAAATTCAACATCACATCAAACACTTACAAGATTTACATGATGATTTAGATAAACAAATACAAGAAGAAGAAAAACATTATGGTAATGATGCATTGATTGTTTTTCTGAAAAAGAAAAAACTTAAACTGAAAGATGAAATAGAAGGTTTTAAAACTAAATTAATATGAAAATATGTATTCTTGGTGACACGCACTTTGGTGCTCGTGGTGATTCATTAGATTTTCACAAATACTTTGAACGATTTTATGATGAAGTATTTTTTCCATACCTAGTTGAAAATAAGATTGAAGTAATTTTTCAAATGGGTGATTTATTTGATCGCCGCAAATTTATTAATTTTAATACTCTTCATTTGTGTCGTAAATATTTTTTTGATAAATGTCAGAATTTAGGTATTAAAATTCATACGCTTCTTGGCAATCATGATGTTGCATTTAAAAATACTTTAGAAGTTAATTCTACTGGCTTGCTTTTAAACGAATACCAAAACATCAAACATTACGATGAGTTTCAGACGGTGAATTTTGATGGAATTTCAATTGATATTGTTCCTTGGATTTGTGATGACAATGAAAAAGATACCTTTGAAAAAATGAAACAATCTTCGGCACAAATATGTTTTGGTCATTTTGAAATTGCCGGATTTGAAATGGATAAAGGCAATGTTTGCGATCATGGCCTTGACAAAAAATTACTTTCGAAGTATGATATAGTGTTATCTGGACACTTTCATCATAAATCAACTGATGGTAATATTACCTATGTTGGCACACCATATGAGATGACTTGGTCTGATTATAATGATACAAAAGGATTTCACATCTTTGATACACACACAAGAGAATTAGAATTTATTAAAAATACATTCACGATGTTTAATAAAATTACATATGATGATGGCGTTACAGATTTTGAACATTGGAAAAATTTTAATTATGATGAAAAACAAAACACATATATTAAAATTGTTGTTTTGAATAAACAGAATCCTTTTCTATTTGATCAAGTCATTGATAACTTTTATAAAGCAGGAGTTTCAGATTTAACAATTGTAGAAGATTTTAATGATTTGATTATAGAAAATGATGAGGAAATTATAAATCAAGCCGAAGATACAATGACTATACTTTCAAAGTATATTGACAATTTAACACTTGATGTTCAACCAGAAAAACTTAAAACATTAATGCGTGAGCTTTATGTTGAAGCTCTGAATACAGAGGTTGCAGAATAATGTATAATAGAATTTCAAATGATCCAATTCAAAGAAGTAGTGTCTTATATTCTTACTGTTATTGGAATAATGCTTTTAGTGATAAAGAAATTGATGAAATGTGTAATTTTTTTTCTCAACATGAAGTTGAAAGAGCAAAAGTAGTAAAAGATGAAAACGAACCAACAAATGAAAATATAAGAAAATCAAATGTAATATTTTTCAATAGAAACGAAAATACATTTCGTATTTTTGATAGATTAAATGAAATTATAGAGCAGTTAAATGAAAATTTTTATAATTTCATATTAAATGGATACGAATCATTTCAATATACAGAATATGATTCTTCTGAAAAAGGAGAATATAATTTTCATATGGATACATTCCTTGGTAAAAAAGAAGCATCAGTTGAAACACGAAAATTGTCTCTTGTGATGTGTTTAAATCGTCCTGGAATAGATTTTGAGGGAGGACAATTTTATATAAACCAAGGGTCTGAAAAGGAAGCTCATGAAGTTGAAATGGAAAAAGGAAGAATTATTGTTTTTCCTTCTTTTTTAATTCATCGAGTTGCTCCTGTTACAAAAGGAAAAAGAAAATCACTTGTTGTATGGGTATTGGGACCAAAATTTAGATAATGATTATATTTCGAAAACTTAAATGGAAAAATCTCCTTTCAACTGGTAATCATTTTACTGAAATAAACTTATCAGAAAAAATTAACACCCTTATAGTTGGCGAAAATGGTTCTGGTAAAAGCACTATGCTTGATGCGTTATGTTATGCTTTATTTGGTAAAGCTTTTCGAAACATTAATAAACCACAACTTGTCAACTCTATTAATGGCAAAGATTGTGTAGTTGAAGTTGAATTTGATACTAACAATAAATCTTATAAAGTTGTTCGTGGTATTAAACC